AACTTCTTTCGGTTGAAAACAAAGACAAAAGTCTTGGAGAAATTGGAGATGAACTCTCAGGTTTTCTAATCGAAATTAAGGAAATGGTGGATGCTGGAAAAATCACCTATAATGGTTTGACACAAGAAATTTCAAAATATATGGATTCAAGTGAAGTCCCTAAACCAGGAAGTGTTTCTCAGCTTCTTCTCGGCTGTATCGAGGGTGAAGATTGGTGTCCGCTGCGTGAAAAAGAAAACGATGTTTCATTTTTCTATGATCCTGATACCCAAAGATTTGTTCCAGTCTCTGGTTCAGAGTCCACCAAGGGTAATTGTGCTGTTATTTATTTGTCAGGTGATCCACGGGATATAGATGTTGATTCGCTCAAGGAACTCGAGGATAAGGGTTTTCAAAAAATGAAGATTAGGTATCGGGGTATTGCTGATTCAATTTATAAGGAAATTGATATCACCAATCTTCAAAAATACATTTCTCGTCTTTCAAGACACACTATTATCGAAGAATCTGAGGGAAACAAGTTTAATACTTTTATGTCAATCGTATTTCTAGTGGTCATTTTGATCATTCTTTATTACATGAAAAATCACCGTGTTCCGACCAAGTAAACATATTGTGTTAGGTTATTGAATTTTGGTTGTTTCGGCCCAGGATGGTTCCAATTTCCTTCTTTTCAGAAAGTCAGGAGGTTGGGTCACCACATCAACTTTCGGAGGCGGTGGGGGTGTCGGAGGGGGTGGTTTTGGATGCATCACATAGAAATAACTGATCAAGGTGATCATAACTATGATACCTGCCGAACCAGCAACCAAAGAGCTTATCCCACAAGTCAGATAAGGAACCTTATTATATTTCAGGTTATCCCGAGCAGTTTGTTTCTGATCATCGTCGTAGTTTTTGTTAGCAATCCGTTGATTGTCAATTGAAACAATTCCGTTTGCCACTAAAACAGCCGAAAATAGACCAGTTAAAATGGAGGTGGTCAGGAGAAGAATTTTGTGATTAATACTATTATCTAAACCAGACACACCATCTTTTTTAGTTGGAATCATGAAAAGAATACCCCCTAGTGTATAGATGACAAAGGAAGATATACCTAATCCAAATAGTATCCCCGAGACAGCTCCAAAATCATATTCTATTCCAAGTGTCTCTTCATCATTTTTTGGATTGTAGTTGTTGTCACTAAAATTAGTATATTCTATCACAAACCAGATCAACATACCAAGATATACTGCCATTCCCAATAATTCAATTCCACCCAAAATTTGGTAAAAATACTTGTCCATCTTTTTTAATATACTAGATTAAAAAGATGGATCCAATTGTCAAACTCGTTACAACTATCATCAACAAGATTCCAGAAGACGAAATGAGTAGAATCAAAAGCGTTACTGGATTAGTGGTTCTAATTGTCAAGATTATTGAAAAATCTCACAAGAAAAAGAAACTTAGTTATGATGACAGTAAAAGATTATTTGGTCTAGTGATTGACACTCTCATCCATTCGCTGAGCGGGAGAAGTGGTCTTCCACCCGAGGTGTATGAAGTGGTGACTTATGCTCAGAATAATCGTGAAGATGTGAAAAGGTATGTCGAACAGTCAATTGATGTTTGGGATGCCCTGGTCCCAGTTACCCGTCATTGTGGTTGTGGAAGAAAGCAGTCACGAATCAAGAAATCTATTATCACTGTCTAATATCAAACAAGTTATATATAAATCATATCAGCTATCATACAAGATTTTTATGTTCAGCGTGACATTTCTTTCAAAGGAACTACATAATCCATATAATTCTCACCCTTCTCGTTTGTGTAACGAGATGTAGGCAAAATTAATTTGGCAACATCCCGTGTTTTTTCATGTGGAAATTTCCATACCTCTCCATGTCCATCCCTATACTCACCACCAGTATAGTGACAAACTCTCCCCAGGTAGCTTTTTGGAATATGTTCCAACAACTCATTCCACCTATTCTCTGGATGGAAAATTTTCTCAGAGGGTGAGATTTCAAACTCATCCGAAAATTCATCAATCGTCTCAAAAAGAGATCGTAAATTATCCGGAATATGTTCTTTTCCACGGGCAAGGACAGTGGTCACTATTTCATATAAATCTCTAAATTTTTTTCCTTTTGGTGAATGGTGAAAGATAGAGACTAAAACAATCACTGGAAAGAGGGGAAGATTATTCTTCACAGCATAATAGAGAAAACTGCTATTATAAATATCGAGGTTAGAGTTCATGCAAAACTCACCTTTTACAGTAACACTCATATCGGGGTTAATCAGGTTCAAAAGGAGTAGTTCATTTATAATATTATCCAGATTTTTTGTGAGGGGTACCTCATGAATTTTGTTTGAAAAAAGAAAAAGCATATGAGGAGGAAGGTTAATCCGATAAGGAAGAGAAATAGTAGTTCGGGGGAGATTCAGGACGGAGGCCTTTGGAATCATGACCGTATATCTAACCGGGTCATATGAATCTCTCCTGATTTGAAGTTCCTCGCGGTCAATCTTTTTCAAGAGCATTTGATCACTCCCAGTTCTAGTAGTATATTTTCTCATCACTTCTCCACTATCATAAACACAGTCAAGATCCTCAATAAAAATACCGGTCCTGGATGTGTCAGTTGAGAGCATCACAACTGGTTTTCTGTGTCTAGTAGTTTTGTAAAGAATTTTAGTTGAAACAAGAAGGGTATCTTTTTGATTTAATCTCTCTTCCATCTCATCAATCCGTTTTTGATCCGGCAGAATCACCAGGTATCGACCTCCATCTAAAGCATCTTCCAAAATTATCTCACCCAATCTTTCATACAAATCATCGTAACCTAAATCGAAATTATCTTTTGAATGTTTCATTTGAACTGGTTCAGTGTCAGAATATGTCAAATCCAGAAAGTTTTTGAGGGGAAAAGGTAGTTTTGGATATGAGTCAATCAGAGTTCCGAGTAAAAGATATGGAATTTTGGTTTCTCCTGTCCCCAGAAATTTTTTGTACCATTCTTGAAGAATGACAAGAGTATAAAGATCACACTTCTGAAAATCATCTACAAAAATAAGTGAGTAATGTGAGAACAATTCATCTTTCTTGGACAGGAAATCACGAGAAGTGATCAAAGTTACCTCAGAATGAGGAGGGAAAGCATCTAGATAATCTTGGGTTGTTCTCAGATCTTCCTCATTATTCCTGATCACAATAACCCCTGTTTCTCCAGCTACGTCAGGGATGATTCGGTTTAGTTTATCCCGATTTGAGGGAAACTTAACACAGCCATAGAAATTTTGAATCAGGAAATCAATTATTTTGGTCTCCATTTTATCTACTTGAATATTATATATCTTTACATATGTTTTATGTAAAGGTTTACTTCTTGCAATCCGGGCAGGTAGGTAAAGGAGACCTATGGTCCTCGTTTTTCTTTCTCCAAAGTGTCATTCCGCAGTCTGGGCACTTCACCTTACGGACACTCTGAAGGTAAGACTTGCGCGCCTTTTCGTAGTGTGAAAAGAGGACATCAGGGCAGGCCTCCTTTGAGATGAACCCATGCTTCTTCATGTACAATGTCAGCATCCCTTTCTTCTCCTCCTCTGTCAGACAACAGCGGAAGTAGGCGTCATAGTACGCCTGGCACTTCTCGGGGAACTTCCCCTTTGGGAGATACTCATCACCAAGACGGGTGGCGATCTCCTTGTAGGCCTCCTCCTTCTCCTTCTCCTTCTCCTCCTGCGCTTTGTCCATCTCTCGACGCGCTTCTGCTTGCGAAGAGGCATCCACATCAACCTCGATACACGAGACATAGGCGGGCTTAATCTCCCGGACAGCCTTGCCAAAGGTGTTGACAAGCATGCGTGCCATGTCAGGAATGATGACAAACTTGCCATCCACCTTGGCGAGATGATCAGGGGTGAACGTTTTCCCAGGCGAGAATACCTGGGTTCCATCCCAAAACACAATGAGATAAATAAATTTTCCTTTGTCCATGATGAAAGTTATTTGGGAAGATTTTCTTTTTCTAATCAATTTAGACCAATATAATCACAGGAACCGAGGATCGGAAACATCCAAAAGTGGAAGTGGTTCATCAATATTGGCAATAGTAAAACTACGACCCTTAAAGATAATCTGGTTTGGTTTAATGGTCACCTCATTTAGATTTAGTCTTTCAATATTATAATTATTATGTTCCGTGGCATCATCCTCAGGTGTATCTTCTTTGAAAAAGATTGAAAGACTCTCAAATATACCGATTACTTTTTCTCCTTTTTTGATCAAATAGAGGGACATATTCTTTTAGATAAAAAATTTGTTAAGATATAAAAAGATGAGGTGCAAGAACTGCGAAGATAAATATTATACCGGGAAGGAAAATACACCCCTTGGAAGGGGATACAGTGCATCTGTCGAAAAAGTGGGAACCAGAATGAGAGGTCGTGACAAAAGAACCTATGTGGTCCAAAAATACAGTAATGGAAAAAGATGGGTGGCTGTAAGTTCGATTAAGAGAACGACATCACCGCGGATTAAATTTGGATATGAAAATGATTCATCAGGTTCATGGGAAAGAGTTCTTTCTGTCGGAGATGCTATGAGGCATTCAAGTAGTCATAAGAAACCAGAATTATCCAAGTCATTTACAGGTGTTGATATTGCAGGTGGTATCCTTAACCAGGATGGTGAATATCCACTCCATCTATATAATCTCGATAATGATAACTGGACATGGCTTATTAGAAATGAAGGCACATATAATCCGGAAGAATTCGGTGCTGAGGTTTCCCAGGAACTATTATATCTAATAAGTAATATGGATCTTGATGTTCCTAATCTTGAGTATGAACAGGAGAAAGATCTTCTCAACATGGCTGTCAGAAGAGTTATCAATAAAAATGAACCAAGTATGTATGAAAAACTGAGGGATAGATACCAGTTGTTCCATCCAGAAGGAAAAGGAATATGATAAATCCCCCGAGCGCATGTGAAGGTTACCACATGAAAAACAAGTTACTTGGTAGTGTTTTGTATTTTTATCTCATTTCTCGAATTATTGAAACTGACTATTTAAAATAAAAGTCTTACACAAAAGACTTTTAATCATGCCAGGGTTGCTCGAGAAGCTAAATCGGGGTGATAGGAAAAAGAAACTTTCGGGGAGAAAAATACTCCCTCGTGATGGCCAAGAAAAACAAGTCGTTTTCAAACACGCCACTACCCAGGAAAGGCATCAACAGTCAATCAAAACTTATATTGAGGAGACGTCACTCCCAGAATTGACCATTGATAATCTTTCTTTTTCACTCTTCACCGAACAGGAAATTAACAGTCTTTCAGTTTGTGATGTAGAAAATGTAAACAAGAGTTATGATCCAACTTTCTCAACTGATGATCCAAGAATGGGAACAATAGATCACAACAAGTTCTGCACTACTTGTGGGAAAACTAATCGAGATTGTGTTGGGCATCTGGGGAAACTTCAACTCCCAGCCAGTATCATTCATCCTTTTTATCGGGATTATGTTATTATGGTTCTTGAGACAATTTGTTTCACCTGCAATCGACTCCTGATCACCGAAAAAGGTATCATTGACAATGGGTTTGGACACCTGAAGGGGAGAAAACGCCTCGCTTGTATCTCAGAACTGTGCAGGAAAAATGCCATTAGATGTACTAATCCACACTGTGGCCCAAAGCCAATTTTTACACCGGAGTCAAAGGAAAATAAAGAAAGGATCGTCTGGTACAAGGTCAAGATTGGGAAGAAAGAGGAAAGACAATATATGACAGTCGAGACTATCAAGATGAAACTAGACGCCATCAGTGACAAAGATTCAACACTCCTTGGTTTCAAACACAACCATCCCCGTAACTTTATTGTAAACTTTATCCCAGTTATCCCATTGGCTGCTCGGCCATATATCATCCGCGAGGGTGAGAAAAAAGATGATTATCTGACTGGTGCATACTGTAACATTCTTAACAAGAAGATTGAGTCGGTTCAACAGGAGGAGAATGACAAAAGAGAGTTGGTCTACAGTGATATTATTGAGTACTATCGGATTATGATTGAGGGTCTGAAGAACAGTGAACAATCTTTCTCAAAAGGTTCTCGGAAAGAAATTTGTAAGTCTATCTTTGATCGGATCACAAAAAAAGAAGGTATCATACGTAAATTTATTCTAGGAAAAAGAATTGATTACTCAGGACGTACCGTGGCTGGTCCAAACGGAACACTCCAGTTTAATTATCTAGGAGTTCCAAGAGCGATGAATCGGGTTACTATCCCTGAAATTGCAACTATCTATAACATTGATCATCTGAATGAGCTGGCACGAAAAGGTGAAGTTGTTTACATTTGTCCTAAAAGTCGGAAACAGGCAGGGATAAAGCTTCAGTACAACATCAATCGACACAAGATAGCTATTGGAGACAAGGTCGGAAGGTACACACAAGAAAAGGATATTGTCCTGGTTAATCGTCAGCCAACGCTCCAGCTCCAATCTATGATTGGACAATATGTTCAGTTTCAGGATAAGGGTTCTATGGCAGTTAATCTTTCTTCTACCCCGGGTATGAACGCCGACTTCGATGGTGATGAAATTAACATTCACTTCCTTCAGACAACTGATGCACAAGTAGAAGGAATTCTTCTCATGTCTGCCAAGGCAACAGTTATCTCGAGCGGAGATTCTAGCCCACAGGCCTATATGGTCTACAACAGTGTCTCAGGTGCTTATATGTTGACCGAAGAGAGTGTTATCTTCACCAAAGAAGAGTTTTATGAAGGGATTAGAAGTATGAGATATGTCGAAAGTGATTATATCCAGAAGAATCTTGAAACACTTTTTGAGAGAATTGGTGTTTCAGATGCCCCGGATAATGAAAAGTATACTGGTCGGAATCTTTGTTCGGTTCTTTTCCCACCAGATTTTTGGTATCGAAGCAAACCTCAAGACGAAGATAAGAATCTTGTCTTGATTTCTGAGGGTGTTCTTAGATCTGGGAGGTTGGTAAAACGACACGTGGGTGGATCTCAGAATTCTCTTGTTCAGAGTTTTGTGAAATGGTATGGAAGTAGTGTCACGGCTGATTTTATCAGCGCGGCCAACTTTCTTTTCAACTGGTATGTTGAGATAAGTGGTCTAAGTGTCAGTCTTGGTGACTGTGTTCTAGATGGCTTGTCCGAGTTTAGGGAAAAACGAGACGAGGTGATCCGTGAAATGAACAACAAACTTATCTCACTCAAGAGCAAATATGGCGAGATGGGACGCGAAGAGGAGATTGAGAAACGGGCTGATATTGTTGAAGACAGTTCAAAGATTATTATGGAATTTGCCAAAGAGATTATCCCAAAGAACAACAATCTTTCCATTATGTCTAGTTCCGGTGCAAAGGGTAAACCAGCGGGGACAATTTACATGGTTGGATTCAGGGGTCAAATTAACGTGGGTCTCTTTCCACCACAAAAGAAACTGACTCAGAAAAAGCGCTGGTTGACCACATTTAGTGTCAACGACAACACGGCCGCTTCTTCAGGGTTTTGCAAATACAGTTTTCTGGAGGGTCTTGATCCAAATAGTTTTTATGCTCTTGCCCAGGAGGGTAGAATGCAGGTGATTGATAGGCAGCTTCGGACAGCCGACACTGGTTACATGCAACGGAGAATTATCAAAGCTCAAGAAGATTTGGTGGCCGGGTATGACGGTTCCATCTATAGTCAAACAGGGAGAGTTGTTCAGTATACTTACGGACTAGGATTCGCAGTGAACCGAATGGTTATGGATAAGAATGATGAGGGTGAAAGATATTTCTCTTTCATCAATACGAATGAATTGTGTGGTAGAATCAATACTGAGAATGGTTTCACGAGCGTTGACACAACAGAAGAAGTAGTTAACATTTTCAACAAGGTGCTTAAAAAGTATGACTACAATATTGTAGTTGACATATCTGTTGATGAAGGTATGGAAGGTGGGGTTGATGATGACTTCACGGTGGAGGAGGAATTCGACGAAGCCAATTATATGGAGGATGGGGATGGTGACGAGGATGGAGATATAGAATTCGAGTTTGATTAAAATATTTACTATATTTTGTAATATAGTAACTGTCAATCTCTGTGGTGATGATGTAATTTCTAACCCCGTTAGAAGGGGTTGTAACTGTCAACCTCAGTGGTGAGAATGTAGCTGGCAATGAGGGGATTGATTGGGTTTTCTCCATCTTCCATCAGGGAGATGATGGCATCCGTGTCAAGGTCAACCTCATCCACTGTGAAGTAGTCAATCAAAGACTCGTAGCGAGGGTCCTTCCTGATCTGATTTAATGCCTCAAGCATGGCCAAACATTCTTGGTCATTCCTAAATTGGACACCAAGGTAACCTCGGCAGACAAAACGCATTTCATCCGCTTCTAATTTTGTCCAACCATCTCGCTCAAGGAGGAGATCTGCAAAACCAGACAGTTTGTCGTCCGGGACGTAGTTGGGAATTTGATACTCGCCCACAGTAATCACCCCTTCACACTTCTTTTGGGTTAGCTTAGACAGGTAACGTGAGAGTTGCCGGTAGTTTCTTTTTCCACTTCCACGGTATTTAGAAAAATATTCTTCTACAAAATTGGTCTTCATTTTGAAATGGATGATTCTTTCAACAACCATAACATTCCTCCCAATTCAATTTTGGCCAGACGCAGATTATATGTGATGAAATTCTTCTTGGTCCTTCTGGAAAGTAATAGAGTTGATCTTGATTCCCTGGATTAACTATATATATTGAGACATAACATATTATATCAGAAGATATGATATGTAATATGTGAAAATATGATAGATAATAAGTTTCTCCGGGTCAAATAAAATGGCTGCGAACCAGTTTCAAAAAGGACGTGGAAAAGTTCTCCACAAACGTATTTATACCATTATTGCTGTCCCTGGTGATTATGATTTTGGAAGTGATTCTCTCTACTATTCTACTGACAACAGTGATCCCACATTCAGTCTGGCCCAGGGGATTGTTAACGGAGAACTTGTACCTTTTTTAACCTCTGACCATGACCTAACCATCCACTCGCGTCATGAAAGATTGCTTGGCCCAGTTCAGTTTGTCCGGGAAGGAGATAACACTCTTAGAAGTGTTGATGTGGATGGTATGAACATGAATCTAAGACTAACCATTGAACACGAATATCTAGATGATATGTATGTTGGTATTGGAAATAAACTGATCAGTTCAAACTACCCAATTCTGCTTTACAAAAGAAACTCATCTGACACATCCAGTCGGGGTAGAATTAGGAATATCATTAGAGATGATGTCTATCCTATGAAACCAATTTCATTCAATGCTGAGATAGCATCTGGTTCCATCTCGGTTGGGGCAGATTATATTGATATTAGCAGCTATACTAAAACAGAACCGATTTCTCTGATTCCCAGTCAGGGCATCGTTTGTATCTACACCGATAATAGCGAGGTTGAATATGCTAAATATGATTTTTTCGATCCGGTCACAGAGATTTTCACTCTCTCACAACGCGGTCTTTCCCATACTTCGGTTAAATCTTTCTCAGGAAACATTAAGATCAAAGTTTTTAATCCCACCAATCCTGTTAATTTTGATATGATCACAACGGGTATGCAAAATAACATGAGATTTTATCTTTTCCCGGAACCTGGCGAAGCTTATCATAGATCTCATATCACACTTAAGACAATGTATGGTGCCTCAAGATATTATCGGGCCACTACAATCTATAGTTCCGATACTGGCATGAAACATCAGGATTATTCATTTCATCATGTATGTTGGATTCTTTACTCACTTCTAAGTTATCCTGATTCAATGACTACAAATATGTCAAGTTATAACACAAATATTGTTTCAAAATCTAGTAATGTGGTCAGTGATAAATGGTTCACTAATGTCTTTGAGGCCGACCAGGGTGTTTTTTACGACTACTGTGAAGAAAATCAATACTGTGGAAGTTGTATGGGGAATACCCAAGACCTATCTAATGTATGCCTCGTTAGGAACGATGCCTATCTAAGAGTACAGAATGGAGAGACTCCAAATAACGAGGCCCCGGATTATGTTAATGATTCAAAATGGAATGATAGAAATCGTCTTGAAAATTTTATTGTTCCCATCTCAATTGCTGCCGTTATAGTCGCCTTTTCTTTAGCATTGCTTATCACTTATGGTGCTATTTACAAGGATTTTACAAATGATATCCAGAATGCCAATATTGACGAGAGGATGGGATATTG